AAGCAAATGATATTGAAGATTCTCTATATGATTTGCATGAACTATGTTCTGAAATTGTAAATGATGCTGACTATGATTTGTTAGTAAATAATACAGACTTTATTAACTTCTATGTAATGACATTACAGAATAATAAGGTTGACAAATCAGAACTAATTGATCCAGAAACATTCGTAGATGAACTACATAAATGGGTCACTGGTAAGATGAGAAAAGAATATCAAGGATTGGAAAAGTTAAAGACTAAAGCAGGTAGAGATAAGAAGAGAATTTCTCTAGATGACAAGTCTAAAGACTTACATACAATTATTGAAACAAATGAACCATTGCTACATAAGATTGCAGAAGCATTGTATATTGCAGCAGATGTAAAGAATCAGTTCATTACTAAGTTGAATTCAGTTAACAAATGGGTAAATAAGGTTGAAACTACATTTGGTATGAAGGACACTAATGGTGAAGGATTTATGGTATCAGATGTTGACGGTAATTTCGTTAAGTTAGTTGACCGTTCTGCATTCTCTTATTTCAACAGAAGTCCTGATGTAATTAAGGGATTTGATGCAAGAAGAGGTTCAACTAATGAATCAATGAATTTTGCAAGTTATTTGAAATCATTAGAATCTTAAATTATTCCTTATAGTTAAATTAAAGAGAGGTTTCTGACCTCTCTTTTTTGTGTTATAAATATAACATAGGAGAATTATAATGGCACAGTTTTTTACAGATTGGTTAAAAGAAACAAATCAGCTTGAAGATTTGTATCTTGGTGAAAAGACAGTCACTAAGAATGATTTTAAGAAGAATAAGAATTATATTAAAGAACTAGAAGCAGCATTTGGTAAGTTAATGCCATTAACTAATATGAATGGTGCAGATGGTTTCTTTAATAAAGCTGTTCAAACAGTAGATAGTCCAGAAGATATTATTTCTGATATTAAGCTTTGCGTACTTCGTAATAGTAAAGCTTATCAAAATCTATTGAAAGTTGGTAAGGCTAAAACATTAGCAAATAAAGATTATGAATTTACATTCACAGATGGTAATGTAATCAATATTCATGTATCAGATTTGAAACAATCTGCAACTGATGGTAGTTCTGCTAAGATTTATGTTGGTAAGGGTGACGCTGCTACTGAAATTCAGGAAGCAATTACTGCTCTATTATTGACAATGAAAGTTAGAGGAACTGCATTACATACAATTAAAGAAGATGTTCCACCATTGATTAAACGTGGTAAAGAAGTAGAAGATACACGTTCTGAATTGTATAAATGGCTATTAGCATCTGACCCAATCAAAGAAACTGGTGTATGTAAATATATCGAATTTGGTGTTCCAAAAAATGATGTTAAATCATTCAAAATCCAATTTGAAGAATTCTTAAAGTCATGGATTTATTCTTTTGAAGCAATCTGGAGAGCTGATATTAAAGGCTTGATTAACTCTGTATTCAAAAAAGGAATTGCAAACTGGGGTCAAGCACAATTTGGTCACTATAGATTATCTAAGAATTGTCCTAAAGTCACAAAGTCAATTATTCCTGTTCTAGAAGCATATTTAGGAAAGAAGAGATTATCATTTAATAAGGATAATATTGATAAGTCTGATATTGTATTGTATTTCAATGCACAACGCGCTGAAAAGATTATGACTACTGTAATGAATGCAAAAGACTTAGATGAACATAATCAGCTATTGAATTATGCATTCGTAAATCAGGAATTGATGGGTATTTCTTTGAAGCAAGTTGTATCAGAAGCAACTATTGCTGCAGCAAACTTTGATAAAGCTGCAACTACTGCAGTTGGTCCTACAATCAATGAAAAGAAACAAATCTTTATTGAATATCATGGAAGAACAAAGGCAGATATGAAGAAGAATACCTTCGCTGCTGTATCACAAGATGATGTTATTGAAACTGAAGGTAAGTCATCAGGTATTATATTGAAGCTAGCTAATAAAGACCATATTCACTGTGAATCTGATGAAATTAATTTGGATATTAGAACTAAAGGTGGTTCATCAATTGCATCAGAATTCCGTGAAAAAGGTCACCCAGCATTTGGTAATGCAAACATTCCTATGGCTAAATCAGAAATTAAGGGTGAAGAAGGTCCTAATATCAATATTCCAAATCTTGTTAAGCAGATTATGGATGATGGAACTGCAGGAAATATTGGTGAATTAGTCACTGCTGTTGCGCAGGTAGTTGCACAGAAATTTATAGACAAACCTCAAACATTAGCTATGTTGTTCGCTGAAGCTGCAGGTTATCCAGTTAAGATTGTTAAAAAGACTGGAACTGAAATTAAGATTTTGGCAGCACCATATCTAAAGTTATATTAAAAAATTAGAAATAAAATGTATAAGAGGTTGTTATCCAAACAACCTCTTTTTGTATATTTGTTTTCATGAATTACATAGTAAACCCAGAAGATTATAAAACAAAAGAAGCATATACGCAAGCAATCGATACGCTAATTTATAATAAAGAAGCAAAAATGAAAGATTGCCGTATGAGACTATTACAATTAAACAATAGTGCATTAGGTGCATTATATATGGAACATTTAGAATATGAAGCATGTCAAAAACATTTGACTGAATATGGTAAAGAAAAATATGGAAAAGCCAAAGAAGATTATTTGAATGCTTATAACTATTTGCAAAAAGAATATGATGAAACTTTGCACGAATGGACAAAATTAAAGAAAGAAAAACAAATCGTATTGATAAATTTTAATGGTGAATAATGTTTGATTTTTTTAAAAAGAAAGATAATAATGATAAAGAGTTCATTCAGAAACAGATACAGAATACTTATGCAGAAATGCAAGAACGTATCCGTAAAGAGAAAGAACAACAGAATGTTATTAATGACCCACATCCTTTATATGAAATACCTATAAAGGACTATTTGGAAAAGTCTATTCCAGAAATTCAGAGTGATGCAAATGAATGTGGTTCTAGAATGGATATTATTTACACTTACATTGAATCTTATATTAATGCACGTAAAGATGAGACAGACCCTGTTAAAGTCAATGGATATAGACTACACATGAATGACTGTCTTGCTAAATGGAATAAATATAAACACAGACAGGATAAACTATATAAGATGATTGAAATCAGAAATATAAATCCTGAATTTGAAACAATGAGACCAACTGATGATACAGTTGGTGATATAAGATTCGGAGAAAACTAAATGATATTTAATGAACTATGGGAGGCCTTCAACGACATTTATTTCGAAGAAGGACCACATACTTATACAGATAGTGTAGGTACACAATATACTTCAGTGACTACTTTTTGTGGCCAATTTGAAAAAGAAAAAGATTGGAATTTAATTGCAGAAAAGTCAGCATTCAATAAAGCAAAAGCAGCAATTGCTGCAGCAAATCCTAAATTGAAGAAAGACCAAGTAATTGCAATGGCTAAGATTGAATCAAAGAAATTAGCTCCATCTCTAAGAAAAGAATGGAATAAATCTGGTGATTATGCAAAGATTTTAGGAACTGAAGTTCATGCTGTAATGGAATACTTATGGCAAAATAAAGATTACGAAGGTAATAAAGATAAAATGGCTTTATATCCAGGAATGATTGAAGATTTTGAATATCGTAAAGCTAAATGTAAAGAAATCTTTAATTCTCTAAAAAAGATGTATGTCCCTGTAAAGAATGAATACATTGTATATGATAGAGACTGGAAACTTTGTGGAACAATTGACTTCTTAGCATGGAATAAAATCAAGAAGTGTTATGCTATTCTTGACTGGAAAACATCTAAAGAATTCACAAGAGAAAACAAGTATGGTGAAACATTGAAAGAACCATTCTCTGTTTATCCAGCATGTAATTGTACTGAGTATTCAATTCAGTTATCTACATATAAAGCTATTTTAGAAAAACATTGTCCAAATATAAAAATAGGAGAGTTGGTATTGATACAACTCCCCAAAGAAGGTACAGAACCTGATATATTTAGATGTTATGATTTTTCAGATATATTAACAAAATACTTAGATAATAGAAAAGAGAGCTAATTGCTCTCTTTTTTTAACATTTCTTGTAAGTATTCAACTAATAATTTTATTTCTTTCTTATCATAATTATTTGCAATTGTTCTTGATAAGACAGATGCAGTTTTTTGTCGATTACTATCTTCAATTACATTGTTCTTACAATTTTCTAAGAATATATTGAAATCTTCAAATGACTTAATTTTATCCATCAATTCAGGTTTAATTTCATAACCATTTATCATTGTTTTAGCATCAATGTAATCGCCATAATAACGTGCTGATGTCTTGTATGTACCTAAATCCATTGGAATTCCATATTCTTTTGAATCAACTGCTTTATCAGATACAGTTAAATCATAAGATTTAGATCTTTCTGCTTCTTTCTTCATACTTTTAAGAAAATCTTCGTATGCTTTATTTAAAGTTTCATTTGTCATTTTATCGTACTTATCCATTATCTAATCCTTGCCCATTCTGTTGCTAAACGTGTGATTTGCTTATGATATTGTTTATCTGCCCATCCAGGAATAATGCTTGCAAATTCTGAATAAGTACCACCAATATGTTTCCACCATGCAGCTAAACCAAAAATACAATTGTGTCTCTGACCTTCTGGTGTTGAGTCAATTTTCTTTTCAACGTATTCTTTAGCTTTAGTCAAATCACCTTGATTTTTCTTTCTAAATCTCTCGTATTCTTTTTCTAACTTTCTTAAGTATTCTTCTTGTTTAATATAACATTCATCATAAGCAATCTTATATCCTTCAATATCAAACAAATTAAAACATTTTCCCATATTGAAATAACAATAATAAGGACTATCTTTTGTTTTAATTGCTGGTACCTTAAAGAATTGTGATTTAACAAATGATGCTGGATCAACAAAATCAAATCTATCCATCAAGTAATGATATGGACTATAAACTCTTTCAGAACATTTATAAAACATTCTATCGATAACATATTCTTTATCTAAGAACAATAATACTCTGAACTTTTGTTTTACACCATCATAAGAATAACTTGTAT